CCATTTTATTTCCTATCCAAAAAGAGATGTTTCACCACCAACAGTCGGCCACTTTTTCAGCGTGACATGCGCTGATCGGTGAACCAATTCTTCATTGAGCCAATACTCAATCCAAGTCGTTGTTTCGTTGTCGTTGTCGATAAACCCCTCCCGCTTCTCCAGCAAAGAATCGTCCATCTCACCTTTGGTCGTTTGTACGATCACGATATCCTCACAATAGCATCAGTGTTGTTGGCGGCGGGGAATTGCACTTGGAACGTGCCAGTTGACGTTTTATCGTTGCCAAAGTCCAGCACAATCATGGCTGGGTTGTCTGAACCGTCATACTTGTAGATCAACGCGCCACGGGCGGTGAAAGACCCCGTCCACGTGACATCAGCAAATGAGTAGTAGGACGTGTTGCCAGACGGCCCGGTTGTTGGCACTTGGCTGATCGTCAGCGTCTCGCCCCCTGCCGTGTATCCTGTAGCAGACACCTCGCCCGTTGCCGTATATGCGGTGGTATCCGCATTTAAAGTGGCGGTATTTGTGTACAAAGCGATCTTAAATACCTGAGTTGTGCCGGTATTTAGGTTGAAAATGCCGGTATTTAACCCGTTTTTGTACGTATTGGTCGCGTAATTGCCGGTAAAAGCCATCTCAGGTCACCTTTTGCCGGTATTGACCATCGCGGTACGCATCCCCACGCTCCATGCCATCGCCCAGACGCTTGGCCATGCCCAAGGCTTCCATGTACTTAGCGTTGTAGTTGGCGATCAGGTCAGCCTCACCCTTCATGAAGGTGTAGCCTTCGACCAGCGATCCGTACAGCAAGACACTGTCAAAGTTATCACCCAGCCAAGTTTGGCCGCTTGCGGCAGTCGTGATGCTCTCGGGGTAGTAGTAATAGTGCAGCTCGACTGTGTAGGTGTCGTCCGGGGTCGGCCCCAGAATGAACGACAGTTCGTTGCTGATCGTGTCGTTTTGAACAGTTGGGCCAAACAGTGCGTAGTACGCAGGTAACCCAGCGTCGGTCGGTGTGGGATACGCCTCACGGATGAAGTTTACATCCTTGTTCAGCAGGTACGAATACGCGCCTGTACCGTCCACGATTGCCAACGAATAAACCGCAAGGAAGTCGGTGGGGGCTGACAGATACTTGTTGCCACTTGTCACCGCTCCGGTGACGTTCTTGCGGATTGACGGAAACTGAACCGTGTTGAAGATACGCTGTTCGGCTTGGGTAATGAAGGTATTGACCTGCTCGGTGCTCGTGAGCGTAGCCGTACCCGTCCCAGCACTGTCCGTGAAAGCGGACGCTGGGAAGTCATTCTCAAGGTAACCCTTGATGGTTTCAAACAGCGTGGTGTAGTTCATGTTTAACCCATCGGACCGCGAGCCATCACACCTTTAGTAGCAGCGCCAGTACCACGGATTTTAATCCCCGTAGCCTTGGCTTTGTCGGGATATCCAGCCCCCGGCGGCAGCGGTGCGGTGTTGGGCTGCGGCTGCTTGTACTTGGTCTGGGAGACGTTTTTCATTACCGGCCCCTTCCAGTCGAGCGTTGGTTCATGCTGCGAGCCATATTACGGCCAACCTTGCGCATTTCCATGCTGGTCACGCCGCCCTTTTTCATGCCGTGCATACGCTTCTCATGCGCTTTGACTTCCTTGTCGGCAATCTTCTTAACCTGCTTGGTATCCATCATCTACTCCTATGAAGTAACAACCGTTACTGTGCCAATCGCAATCGTAAACGCCAAGTTGTTCGGCGTAAACCCTGCGTCAATGCCCCGTGCCCCACCCACCGGATTCCAACCCCACTGGATGATCCTGCTACCACCTTCCGGCGTACCGGTTCCCAAGGGACCGTCACCGCTCAACGCAATCTGCAATCCGCTCGTACCGGACGTTACGTAACTCACATCTGGCCTCGGCTCCCGCACCGCTTGCGGGTCATTCACCGGATACAGGCCCAATGACAGCTGCGGTTGATCAGGCTCCCAGCACTCCGGGCAAACCTTGATCGAGACGTTTTTTGTCTTGATGATCAGGTTCTTTAACTGCTTGAGCTTGTACCGAAATCCGCACCGGTCACACTCCGCAATCGCATTTTTGCCAGACGAAAATCTGTTTGGCATGGTTATCCAATAAACTGCTCACGTGGTACAAACCGATCCGGGGCTTTCTCCCGGTCTTCCGTAGCCGCCAACTCCCACTGCTCTGCATACTCAGCTTTGAGCATGGCAATCCGCGACGGGTCAACCCCCGGCAGCTTCATCGACAGGTGGAACGCCAACCCTGCAACCATGCAGGGCAGGAATCGGAATGGGATGTCTTGGCCGTTGATACCGTTACCGGCATCTTGAATCCGGCGCAGACGCCAGTAAACAAACGTGTAGGTCTGGCTGCTATCAGGCGTCGGCCAGACATGAATCTTGGGATACACCAGCTGTCCAGTGGAGTCCCGCGCACCCGACAAACGCTGAATCCAGACCTGAATCGGTCGGCCTGTGGCGTTCTTGTTCGGGATCATGGCGTAGGTAGACTCGCTGATCCGGCTGATGTTGATGTCCGTTTGGTTCTGCCCCGTGCCAGTTCGGATCACGTGGTCCAGAAGATCAACAGTATCAACAGGCAGGTTGTAAGTAATAGTCGGAGGGTCCGTGTATTGAAGAGTGATCTCACCCTGTTCAACCGTCCACATGTTGATACCACGGTTGGCCCACTCCATCGTCATCAGGTTCAATGACCGCCGTGCTGTACGCAAATCGTAGCCCGAGCGCAGCTCTTGACCGCAACGCTCAAAGGCTTCTTCAACCAGAGTGTTCAGGTCAAGGTTGAAGTCATACGTATCAGTGGTATTGAAAGCCATTACTTATTTCCTATACGCAGCAGTTTTCTTAGCCACGCTTTTAGGTTGTGGAACGAACTGCTTTCCTGCGGCTTTTCCTGCTCGTTTTGCACGGGTGCTGGCGGCGTACTCTTGCGGGGATAGCGCTTTGATTGCGGCTTCGGGGAGGTATCTTTCGCCCGTTGCTTTGCTACCCTGCGTAGATGGTTTGCCACTTTTCGTGCGCCACTTTTGCTGCGTCCACGCTTTGAGGCTGGCTTGTGGTTTTGCGAGTCCACTCACTTGTACCCCCCGCCGGACTTTTTGTACTGCAAAGCCAGCATCTGTGCTTTACGGGCTGACCATTGCCCCGGTGCACCGCCCTTGCCACCCGCTTTGATACGGTTGAACAAGGACTTGCGCATACCGGGCTTGGTGTAGTTACCAGCTTCATTCACGCGACTTACCTTGCCACCAGAGGCGTACATATCCACATCCTGCGGATTATCTTTCCGCCGGACGACGCGAGCCTTTGGCATCTTGGAGGGGGCAATCGCCCCCATTCCGCGTGAAGGACGCATTAGCAGTACCCGCCGCCCTTCATGGACACTTTCATGCCTTTGGTCTTGCCACGTTGGGCAATACCGTCAGCAGCCTTGTGACCACTAGCCAAACCACCCGCAGCCATTTTGACGATTGTGCCCTTGGTCTTGCCACGGGACTCAATACCGCCACCACGAGCGTACTTGGCCATACCGCCTTTTCTCATAGCACCCATTTCGGCTTTTTCATGTTTGATCATGGACTTTGGAGCGCCTTTCTTCTTCATGAAAGCCACTTCCTTGCTCATCATTGCTTTGGACTCTTTCATCATGCCTCCTTTTTTATAACCACCAGTTGCTTTAGCACGCTCGGACAGCGACATATTTTCCCAACCACGCGGATTAGTTTCCCCACGGTATCGAGATGCAGTACCCTCAGCAGCTTTTTCCATCGCGCCACGAGCACCGCTGGCCCCAGCGCCCAAAGCACGAGCACCACGGTAAGCAGCTTGAATTCCTCGTGCGGCAGGAGCCATAGACGCAAGGGTACTCAAACGCTCTGTAACCCTTTGTTTTTGCTCATCCGACGTTTCAGCCGACTTCTTTGCCAAACGGCCCAATTGACCCCGAGGAGCCATGCTGGTAGCTGCGCCAGCATTTGTACTGTCGGAGGGTGTTGCTCGGGCTTCAGCGGGTTTGTCAGGGGCAGCAGGGGTACGGTTAACTGCCGGAGCACGGGCCATTCCAGCCATTTCAGATCGGCTAGGACCAGAACGGGTAACAGGACGCGCAGCAGCGCGGGGCGCATAAGAACGCTCAGAAATTTTTACATTTTCCGATTTTCCTTCCGGGCCTTCTGTTTCACCATGTCCCAACACGTTTTTAATTGATGTGGAACCTTGTCGTTCCCCATAACTACGGATGCCTTCATCGACATCGCCACCATCGTCGTACCGCTTGATCTTGCCGCCCTTTTTCATACCGGCAAATTTGTTCAGTTTTTTGAACGGCATGTCCATTGCTCCATGTTTGGTATCTTGCCTGTTGATTAACGCTTTACCGCCACCAGCCATCTTCTTCAGCCCTTCCTTTGACATGCGTTCAGCATCGGCTTGTTTGATCCCTGTTCTCTTAGCGATAGCAGGGTTGTGCGCTGCGGCACGAAAGAGCTTCAGCTGTTTGGCGGTCCAAGGCATTACTTCATCTTCTTCAAAGTCTGCGCCAGACGAGCGCGTTGGCCCATCTTGCCGGGAGCTTTGGCGGCTTTTGCCAGCTTGCCCGCAGGGATCGGCTTGTCACCCTTGACACCCAGCGCAGCACGCAGCGCACCGGGCTTCTTGATTGCCTTCTGAATCCACTTAGTAGCCATCAGACCATCCTGCCTTTCGTCTTACCACGTTGGGCGCAACCATCAGCACGAGCAGAAGCGGAAGACACGGATCCACCTTTTTTGTACCCTGCATGCTGATAAGCCTCAGCATCACGTACCTCTTGCGGCACTTTTTTGAAGTCAGCAATTGCACGTTTAAAATCTTTGTCAGCACCGGCCTTGTAGGTCGTGGAAATTTTGCTGAGAAAGTCATTTCCAGCATTTGCTGCTTCTTCTGCGCGTTTACGCGCATCTTCCATTTTTGCTTTGTTGTCAGCCATGACTACCTCAGCAATTCCAAGCCCGGAGGCTTTTGTTGATACGGCTATTCGGATCGTTTGCCGTCTTCGACGAAGTCAGCTTCTTCTTCATCCCTTTCATCCGGGCGCAGAATGAATCCCGACGTTTGCCACCTTCCGGCTGCGGGCGTTTCAGCCCCGGCTTGCCCGGATTGGCTGCGTTGTAGGAGGCTCTGCCTTTGGCGTTCAAACCACCAGCAGGATTTTTGCCTTCTTTGCGTTGCCATGCGGGAGTCTTAGCCATTATGCCGCCGTGCTCAAAGTTTTAGCTGCTTCCATCGACGGGTAGAGCACGTCGTTACCAAAGTCACTCTGGTACTCGTGAATACCCATGTGGCCCAGCTTGATGGTGGGATCAACCCAAATCTCGGTTCCAATCTCCCGTGCCCGGTCGCAGAACAGGAAGTCTTCACCGATGTAGCCTTTGGGGGTGCACTTGAAGTCAAAGAAGCTGTACAGCAACCGGTCTTCCATGCTGTCTTGATGCTCCCACTCGGGGTGCGCATCGCGCAGCTTTTCAAATACCTGACGCTGGATCATCATGAAACCAGTTGCTACACGGTAGGCTTTGACCAGCCCCATGCCGTCCATCGCTACGGAGTTTTGTGCGCCATCAACACCGTTGCCGCCATCAAGCGACAGGATGTAGACCTTGCCCGGTTTGCGTGACTCATACGCCCCAGCCACGATGCCTTTGGTCTGGTTCCACGCCAGCAGACGCAGGACAGACTCAGGCTCAAACGTCATGTCTGCGTCGATGAACATCAGGTGGTCGCAGTCAGACTGGAGGAAATTATGTGCAATCACGTTCCGCGCACGAGACACAACCGAACAGCCGCAGATGCTGCTGACTTGGATGCTAATCCCGTGCTCCAAAACCTGTTGGCCAAGCCGCATCAGCGAAATAGCCATCTTGACGCCTACCTTATGGTCATAAGCCGGTAGGCCAATCATCAGTTTCTTACCCGCAAGATCGAAACCTTTTTGATTTTGCACAAATCACCCGTAGAAAATGGTTACACCAGTTTGATTGGAAAGCTGCCCGTAGATACCGTTGATGCAGATCAAGCCTTCTCCCGGTATCAACATGGATTGGTTTTGCGGAACACCGGAAGTCGTCAGTGCGGCAGTATCAACCGACAGCAGCCACCGCCCACCAGCATTGGAGAACGTGCAGCCCGTAGCACTGGAAATCGTGCGGCTATTGACATCCGTGATGGTGAACGTGCTGGAGTTGGTAACCGTGACGGTGTAGTTGCCGTTGGTTGCAGACACGCCAGCGTTAGTAGCAAACGTGATACCAATCCGATCACCCGTCTGCAAGCCGTGAGCGGCGCTGACAACCGTAACCGTGTTGTTTGACTGCGTATAGCCAGTCGCCGCTGCCGTAGGTGCAGCCGTAACGTCCCACATGTTGATCGTGCCAGCCGTTGAAGACGACGTAAACATGATCCCCTTGAGGCGGGAACGATAGTTGATAAAGAACCCGGAACTGTTTAAGTGTCCCGAATAGACATCTGTTTGCATGGTCAATCTCCTTGAAGTTCAGTAAAGGGGGCCAAAGCCCCCCAAGAAGATTGATCAGCTGTACGGCGTGGCGACGGAACCAGAACCGACAAACGAGCCTTGTACCGACCACTTGTTCGTGGCAAACGGCATCAGCACCAGACGGCTACCCGCAGCAGCGCCACCAGTCGTGGTGGAGTTCAGCGTGATGATCGTGCTGGCAGTCGAGTTGAACGCCGCAGTGGTCGTGCCCGCAACAGCGATCTGGCCGACATACGCATCACTGCCAGCGCAGGTAATGGTCTGTGCAGACGCACCAGCCGAAGCAGCGGTGAAGATGAAGGTAAACACCGCACCAAGGTTGTTCAGGGTGTCGGGGTTAGGGCCGGGACCCGAAGAGGTCGGATCGGCAGACGAGTTGATTGCCGGGAGCGTGATTGCGCAGGTCGCCGGAACCAGCAGGATGCGGCCAGCGTGAGCGGCCACAGTCAGCGTTGCAGTTGCACCAAGAGTGACGATGTTGTTCGGGCCTTGGTTGTACATGCCGCCAAGCGAACGAACCGGGCCGTCAAATGTGGAAATAGCCATTTGATATTCCTTGTGTAGTAGCACATCCCCGTACCGTCTCTACTAAGTCTGCTGGGGCAGTCTGTACGGGTGAAAAATCCCAGATACGTGAAGCATACACCAAAAAACAAAACGGGGGGTTTTTAGGCCCCCCGTCCTTTTTACGCGCCTTGCGAACCCCAGATGCCCAAGGGGTCAGACCAGCCAAACGAATAACGCTCGCGGCTCTTGTAACGCACGTTGCCGGTGTCAAAATCTCCGTCCATCGAGTTTTGCAGCGGGGTGCGAACAAAGTGCTTCATGCCGTTCGGAACGTCGGTGATCAGGTAGTAGCCGTTCGTGTCAGTCAGGAAGTGGTTGACACGGTAGCCTTCCGGGATCGAACCGTTGTTCTTCAGAGCGTTGATGTCGTTGTTGTTAGTACCAACACGCAGCTCGGTTTCAAGCAGACGGGTTGCAACGAACATCAGGTTCGGCGGAACAATCAGCTTACGCGGCTTGGCGGCGATCAGCAGACCACGTTCATCGGTCCAGCCAGCGATCTGAATAACGGCGGCTTCCAGAGAAGTCTCGTTCAGGTCGGCAGCGGTCGATTGGGTGTTGCTGTTAGTGCCACCAGACACCAGCGGGTGAGCGGTCGAGAACAGCAGCTGGCCGTCGCCACCGGTGTAGCCGGAGGTAAAGCCATTGTTAATCACAGCCGCAGCTTTCACCTGCTTGGTGTAAGCCATACCACGAGCCAGAGCCTTGGTGTAGCGCGAAGACAGACTGTCATACAGGTTGTCTTCCATCGCCTCCTCGGTGATCGAGAAGCCAAGAGCAATGGTTTCGTGCTGGTAACGAGCGGTCCACGCTTCTTGCGCATTGTCGTACGCAATTGCGTTGCCTTCGTTCTTAACCGGCGCAGCAGAGAAACCGGACAGCTTGGTTTCTTCTTCAAACGAACGCTCGGAAGTCTCGGTTTCGTAGATTTCCTTGTGCTCTTCGCCGTAACGTGCATACTCCAGACCGAACAAGGCGTTCAGGCCGGGGAGCAGCTCTTTCAGTAGTTGTGCGCGTGAAATAGCCATTTAGTAGCCCCTTATACGCCAGTCCAGCTGCGATACAGATGGACGTTTTGGTTCCAAGAAACCAGAACCTCAACGAACGACCCGGAAGCCGGTGAAGTGTCGGGAACCACGTCGATGATCTTCAGAGGGACCGTCGAAGTAGTAACCGAAGCATTCAGCACAGCTTGCTGCGAGTCACCAGTAATAGTGCTGCCCAAGTTTGCAACCCAAGCAACGTTGCCGCCAACCAGACTGGAGCGGGCAGCTTGAGCTACAACCGTGGTGCCAGACACAATAGCAACGCGCATCACAACGTCAGGATCGTCGCAGATGTATGCGCTGATACCGTTCGCGGTGTCGGCAGTGCCGGTCGTGGAGGCGGGATAGTACTGGGCATAGACACGCTGGCCTTGGGTGTTGATGTACGAACATCCCATGAAAACGCCAAGGAAGTCATTGCCGGAGTTGGTGCTGGTCGCATTGTTAACGCAGCCGTTTGCGCTCATGACCACGAGATCGCCAAAGAAAATGGCGGTTCCATGACCCGAGGCAATAGGAATCTGACGGGTAGACCCGGCAAATACCTGACCGCCTAGCAAATTGACCGGACGAAAGCCGTAGGGCTTGTCGATAGTCGGATATGCCATTTGGTACTCCTAAAGGATTATGTGGTTCCGCGCCCGAATGACACCGAAGATTTACGCTCCTTGAAGAGCGGCATCCGCGAGTCAGCCTGACGCATAAAAGTGCTGTCCACAGCATCCACTTGTTGGGCTGTCTCTTTGGCAAAAAACGCATTGCGTTCTGCCACAGCTTCAACGGGTGCTTTACACAGCATCAAACCCCCAACTTCGATGTTGCCTTTGAATCGGCTATTCGACGTTGGGTCAACAAACATTTGCAACTCCGGGTGGTCTTCTGCTTTCACAGGCTCCCACATCTCCCGCAGTTTTGACGAAACATTGATCGGGTCAGCCTGACCCGTAATGCTCGTACGAATCCACCGAAATTTCCATCCGTTCTGCGGTGCAGGATCGGGCAGCAAAGTCGGACGGGTCCAACCTCTTTTCCGTGAAGTGGTATCCCTAGTTTCAAGCTCACGAGCGAGTCGGTTTTCAGCCATTTGTGTTCTCCAGTTTCATCATTTCTTTGGCATACAGTTCAGGTGTAAGCCCAAGACGCTTGGCAAGTGCCAGTTCGGACGCCTTTAACCGTATTCGTTTAGGTCCAGTTGCCCGTGTAACTGAAGCCACGACTGCTGAGGGCTTCGCTCGGGGTTGCGGAGGTTCGTTCTCCTGAGTTTTCGTTTCCTGAACATCCTCAAACTGCTCAGGAAAACGCTTACGTAGTTCCGAGTCAAGTACAGCATAGTACTCATCACTACCAATGTCAACACTGTTAAATGGGTCAAGTTTTTTCGCTACCTCAAGCTGCTCATGCAAACCAAATGCAAAGGCAGTCATCGGGCGATTAACCCCAAACCATGTATTTTTACTACGCCACCCTTCGGCTTTTGGGTCACGTTGCGGCTGTGCCTGTAGTTCCGGTTGGGGGGAATACTCAGATTCTTGTTGCGGTGCAGCAAACTCTGGTTCCGGTTGAGAAGGACGGATTGACATGACATCTCGGAGTTTCAGTTTGGCATCGGTCAATGCCTCCTGCGCATCCGTAATCGAATCCGCATCGCCAGCCTCATACGCCCGCTTCAGCCGTTCCTTGGCAGTGGCAATATCATTGTTAACTGCCTTGGATACCTCATCCACAAACAGTTTTTCACCGGCACCAAGTTTTTTACGTAACTCTTTGATTTCACGGTCTTTAGCCACAGCATAACGAAGCGCTTCTTCTCGCTCCCGTGCAGCCTGTTCCTTGGCACGACGCTCGTCATGCCAACCCTTTTTCATCTGAGCCAGCCGGTATTTGGCTTTTTCAGAGTACTCCTCAAGGTCATCATTTTCAGCTTCTTCCACTTGCTTTGGGGGAAGGGGCTTACGGTTCTGATCTTCAGGCGGGGTGTCATCAACAACTTCAATTTCTACTTCGTCCGATTCCACCTGTGCAGCAGGGGCGGTTTCGGGTTTTTCCTCGATTTCGTCGGGAAATTTAAATGCTTCTGACATGGACTACTCCTTATGCGTGAGAAATGCCACGTGGGTCTTCAACTACTGCTTCCACCGTATCGTCGTTAATCAGGCGAAATTCCCGGTCATGAATCTTCATGCGGGTTCCAGCGTACGACCGGGTCAGGACAAAATCGCCTTTCTTGCACCAAGGTCCACTAGGAAAGCGTTCCTTGTCGCTGTAGGCCATATCGCCTAGCTCCACAACAAACAGCACCTGCGTCGTCAGTTCTTCCCGGCTGACTGTTGATTCAGCCTTGATCAAGCCCCCTTCGTACTTGGCCTCAATGTGAGGAACCATACAAAGAATCCGGTAGCCCTTGGGTTGTGGTAACTGCCTTGCTTTCTCCTCTGCTTCTTGCTGCGTTGCACTGATGTCAATGTCACTCATCGTCTTCTTCCATCCGTTTGGCAAGGTCTGATATGAGATTCTGTGCGTGTTGCAGACCTTGAATCAATCCGCACAGACGTCGGTACTCCTCAAAAGAGCTGCAATTGTTAGCCCCAATAAAATCCAGCGTCTCAAGTTTTCGTTCCTCGATCTGCTTGATCAAATGCTCAAGGTAACTGTTCATTTCTTGGTGGGTTTCTCAGTGGGTTTAGCTGCGGCCATCGCCGTTTGATGGGCTTGTTGTTGCATTTGCTGCTGTGAACGTCGTATGTCCACCCCGATGCGTAAACCATCGGCTTCGTGTTTTGCGGTGAGTTCCATTTCCTTGAGCCGCAACTCGTCTGCTTTTGCAGCCAGATCGCCCACCACCTTCTTCTCTTTGGTAGCGGCTTCCTGTGCCTTGATCTGAAGTTCTTGCTGCTGCATCTGGATGAGCGGGTCCTGTGCCTGTTGCTGGGCTTGCTGCTGTGCCATTTCCCCAGAGTTTTTCTGGAGCAGCTGCTGGGCAGCTTGTGCCACCAGACGCGAGAGTTGGACTTCGATCTCGGGTTTAATGTTGTCCTCGGGTGAAGGCAGCGCAGCGCCAAGCTGTTGCTCGATCTGGTTGCGGTAGGCAAATGCCACGTGCTCCATGATGTGTGCCATGCCAGCGGCTTGCAGAGCTTGTGCCTGTGGGTTCTGACCCATGACGGCAGCAAGTTTGGGGTCTTTCATCGCAGCCATGTGGACGGACAGATGCGCCTCGTGATCTTGGAAAATAAAAGCTTTGACAGGCTTGCCATTCATCACGTTCATGTTCTCGGTCACCGGGTCCGTCGGCTTCATGTCGTCCTCAATCGGAACCAGCTTCTCGGCGTTCTTGACCCCCAGCGTCTCGATCATCTGGCGGTGCAACATGGGCAAGTTGTACAACTGAGGGGCTGACTGGGCAAGCTGAAGGACAGCTTGGTACTGCACCACCCGCTGGCTCATGGTCGAGGCGTTGGGGTCAGACACCGGGATGACGTTGACCTGATCGTAGTCCGACTGCTTGGCTTTGCGGTTCCCAATCTCAGGTTCGTAGCTGTACTCCGGGGGTGTGTTGTCCCGGATGATCGTGGCTAGCAGTTTGAATTCTTGCTTCATGGTGTAGTAGATGCGAGCCTGAACCGCGCTCATCACCTTCAACATCCGCTCCAGCACAGCCAGCGTCGTGCCCACCGGAGCCTGTGCCGAGGTATCGCTGATCTTCAGTTCTGCCACCGCAGCAAACCTGCGGCCGTCCTCGACGATCTTGTCCATCAAGGCCACCAGCACTTGGCTTGGCTCCTTGTAGGGCAGCGGCAAGATGTTGTCGCGGATCGCCCCTGACGGGATGTCCACATCCCTGAACTCACCCGGAGCGACAGGCGTGTCGTCTCCTTTGATCCGCAAGCCACGGGACTTCAAGCCACCGGGCAGGTTAGACAGGGTCCCCGCATCCACCAACTGGCGCATGAGCGACGTTGCTGCCTTGGCGTGGCCCCCGATCAGGTGGATCAAACCAAAATAGTAAAAACCAAAGCCGGGGATGTACCCATAGTGTACGAAGTGCTGGCGCTTGGTCTTTAATTTGTCGTCCTCCAGCCAGTTGCGCCGGATGGCCAAGACCTCCATCGTGCCCTTCTCGATGGTCACCACATAAGGCAGTGCAATCCCGGTTGGTTCACCATCCTTGTCCTTATCCTCGTACCCTTCCAGATCAATCTCAACGTGCATCTCCAGCAGCTGGAACCGGTCGTCCATCGTGGCGGACATGCCAGTTTCGACGTTTTTCTGTTTCTCCACCTCATCCAGCGTACGGATCGGATCACCCAAGTCGATGTCCCGGTAGAACCCGGCTTGCTGTAGCTTGAGAATATCGTTCTTGGTCTTGCGCATCTTGTGCGTAACCCGTTCAGCCGACTCAAGGTTAGCTGCGCCATAGGGGACCACAAGGTCTTCTGCCGGGATGAACATCGCCGTTTGACGGTCAAGGGCAGGGTCAAAATAAATCTTCTTGAACGCATTACCCGACAAACATAGGCTGATCAACATGCGCTCGTGCTCCGGGCGATACTCCTTCATCACCTCGGTCAGCTGGTAGTTCATGTCATCTGCCACGCGGATGGCAGCGTCTTTCTTCTCTGGTGTCTCGCGCCCGACGATCTTGGTCTTGACCGGCCCCATCGCAGGGAACGTCTCCATGATTGTCTCGGCTTGGAACTTGACCGCACTCTCCATCAAGAGCGGGTGGTAGACCCCACACGCCCCTGCCCACGGCTCGGTGCGCTCGTCATACTCAAGACCCAGCAGCTTCAGCCCCTTGACGTAGGTACTGAGCCAGTCCTTGCGAGCGTTGATATCCGAGTCGTAGTCAGCGATCAGGTCAGCTGCCAGCGTTGCCAGCGTGCGCTCGTCAATCTCTTCAGCAAGGTTGGCGTTGAAGTCCTCGCTGTTCTCCTTACCCGGCTCGATCTCGATCTCCATGCCGTCGATGCCGATGCGTACAGCCTCGGGGTCTTCAATCTCAATCTCGATGTCTGGCTCCTGCTCGGCCAGATCAGCAATCCCCACCGGGGCCTCGTACAGCGATTTGTCAATAGCCATCAGTAGTACCCCGCATGTCTCTTACTTTTAAATTCTCTGATGGGGTCAGGTTCATCGTTATCCAAACGCAGGAACCCGCCTTGCCGGAATCGCATCAGAGCCAGTGTTGTTGCATCAACCAAGTCGTCATGCTCCCCGGATGGGAAGGACGCAACCTCGTCCATGACCTCCTCAGCCCACCGTGTCTGCGGTGTCCACACAACTCCCGAGGCAAACATATCGGACACGGCGTTGAGGCGGCTGATCTTATCATTGCCCTTGCTAGGGGTAAATTCCTGTACCGGGATACCCATTGCCCTGAGTTCATAGATCAGCGGTGCACCCGAAGCCTTTTTCTCCACAATCAGACTCACCGGCACATCGGTTGAGTCGTACTCGCGGTAGTGCTCCAGCGCCGCCCGTTTTAGCTCGGGAAACTCCAACCGGTCTTTGTAGGCGTTGAGCAGGATGATGTTAGCCACACCCTCCTTGCCGGTGTGCTCATCGGTGTTATAGAACACCCCCCATGTGGTGCATGCTGAAAAGTCCGCCCGGTTGTGTTTCTCAAACGCCGTATCCCAACTCTGGATGATGAAGTCGCAGTACGGCGGGGTTTCTTGCTCCCACACCCGCCACCATTCACGTTTGACGATTGCGCCTTCTTCGGAGGTTGGATTTTGCTGGTACTGGGCGTTCCACTGGTAGTTGGGCATCGACGCTTTGGTACGCAGTAGCGCCTCCAGTGACCATTGCTCGGGCCAGAGGGACTTTTGGATGATCCGTATCTTCCCGTTCTCCTCCACTTCCTTTTCCAGAATGGCCGGGAACTCCACCACCTCGTACTGATCCGCCCCATCGTTCATCAGCATGTCCTTGACCAGTCTCCCGGTCAGGTCATTTAACGCCCAGCGGGTCTGCACAATCGCAACCCGTCCTCCGGGCATCAGACGCGTACGCGCACCGGTGGTGAACCACTCGTATGCCTTGTCAAACACGTCCAGATTGCCGTTGATGATGTCCTGTTCGTTGTGGGGATCGTCCACTAGCAGTAAATCTGCCCCGCGCCCTGCGATTGCACCGCCCACACCGACGGCAAAGTACTCTCCACCGTGATTAGTGTGCCAGCGACCGGCGGATTTGCTGTCTTGGGACAGGGAAACCCCATCTTCACCCCCAAAAATCAGCTGATATCGCTCCGAAGCGATCAAATTTCGCACTTTCCGACCGAAATCCACCGCCAAATCAGCCGTGTGGGACACCATCATGACCTTTTCTTTGGGGAATTTGCCCAAAAACCACGCCGGAAAGTAGTAAGACACCAGATGTGACTTGCCAAAACGGGGTGCGATGTTGACGGAGATGCGATCCCGGCGTTTGTACGCCAAATCCTCCAGCAGCAGGGCCAGTCTGCGGTGGTGTGCACCGATTTTGTAGTCCGGTTCGATGAATTTGACAAATTCCAGCAGCCCATTTCGCGCTGCCTTGACCTGTTTGCGCTGCTCCAACTCCCCCACCAATTCCAAAACGACAGCTTTCTCCGCATTGGATAGCTTGTCCAGATTGTCTTTGGCAACCTCCAGCAGTTTGGGGGAAATCGACATGTTAGGAATCTGAAAGATTAGCGTTGTCAGCGTCGGGGGTCAGGCGGTTGATCAAGTCGGTCATGGGAGTGGGGCGGTTCTGTGGCTCGGGGCTGTCCTCCTCTGGCACTAACTCCTCTTCCTCAACCTCTTCAGCGTCCACCACTTCGGCTGCACCCATAAAGCGCTCCAGCTTCTTGGTCAGTTCAGCCTCCAACTCCTCATCGGTCTTGGTCTTGTGCGTGATCTCCACCCGGTCGGTGAAGAGGCCCACGTCCTTCATTTTGCCCAGCAGCTCCAGCGCCTTGATGCGGAGTTTGCCGTCAATACTCGCGGATTCCTCCAGCAGTTTGTTCTTGACATATTCCCGTATCCGGACGGCACTATTGACAAGCTCGTGGTCGTACTCCGACAGGAGTGCATCAAGATGGCGCATCGCTGCATTGGGGTAGGTAGCAACGATGGCTGGGACAAAACGTGGATTCTTTGCCGCAGTAACGTCTTTGAACGCTTCACGGGCGAGGTTCTTTTCCGTCTCAGATGGTAGGTCGGTGTCATCGGGGAACAATGACCGCATGGTATTACAGGCAAGCCGTGCCCGTTCAAGCATCGGAATGCTCGACATGGAGAACTGCGTGACCGGTACGTTCGGTTCAGGAG